TTAGGTGGTAATCGCTATAAATGGGATGAGGTTACAAACATAGAAGTAACAGCTGTTGAATTAGACCATGAATGTGCAAGACTATATAAAGAGAGGTTTCCTAATGACAAAGTAATAGTAGCAGATGCACACCAATATTTATTAGACCATTACAAAGAGTTTGATTTTATTTGGAGTTCTCCACCTTGTCCAACGCATAGCAGGTTTCAAATTTCTATGAAAACAAAAAGAAAAATGAAATATCCAGATATGAAACTGTATCAAGAAATTATATTTTTAGATAATTTTTTTAATGGCAAGTATGTTGTTGAAAATGTAATTCCTTACTATGAACCATTAATTCCAGCAAAAAAAAGAGGGAGACATTTATTTTGGACTAACTTTAATTTGCCTAATAAATTAAGCAATAGAAAAAATCCTGATTTAAGTAGAGTAAAAGATTTAATTAATGTTATGTCAAAATATCACGATTACGATTTCAGAAAGTATAAAGAAGATATATCAGGTTTTTTATTAGGAAAAATTGCAAGAAACTTAGTAGATTATGAAGCTGGTAAAACAATATTAGAAACAGCAGTAGGAATAACAAGAAAACAAAATGTAAACCAAACAGAACTTTTTAATAATTAGTGTTAATAAATCTAAATTAAAACTTAAAAAAGAAATAACTATAATTTATAATTTAGTAACTGCTTAGACATCACTGACATAGTGATGGCAACATTAGAAACACTTAAAAAGAAATCAGTAGCACAGCTTAAAAAGATTGCTGTTACTCATTTTCACAAATACATCCGCAATAGAGATAAGGACAAGCCCTGTATCTCCTGTGGTAAATACACCACCTTACAAGCTGGACATTTTTATAGTGCTGGCAACAACCCAACAGTTAGGTTTAATCCTGACAACGTACATGGTCAATGTAAAAGATGCAACTACTTCTTTTCAGGAAACCTCATCCCTTATAAACAAAACTTAATTAATAAAATAGGTCAAGAAAGATTTGACAAAATTACTCTCAATGTAGAGATGGCAAGAAAGTCACGCTACAAATGGGATAAGCTCTACCTATTAGAAGTTATTGAAAAATATAAGGCATTAAATAAAAATGACTAAAGAAGAAGTGTTGAGCGCATTATATAGAAAACACGCAACATGGCTAATGATGGCAGATAAAATGCTTCCATTGTATAGAATCAACAGTGCAGAAGATGTTGTTCAAAGCATGTACGTAAAAATTTATGAAAAAATGAGGAACAAAAAGCTTGTTCCAGCGGATATAATAATAGAAGGCAAGCCGCACTATGGTATTGTCTATACAACATTGCATGATTTAGTAGTACATATACACAGAACAGAAAAACCAACTTTTCCAATTACTGGAGATGTAGAAGATAAAAAAACACAAAGTGAAGCAGAATTTTTTGAAAACATAGATAACGTAATAGATGGCTTTACATGGTTTCATAAAAAGATGTTTAAGCTCTATTCAAAGAAGTTTCAATCTATTAGAAAACTATCAGAAGCAACTAAGATTAGTTACAAAGTAGTTTGTAAAACAGTTAAAGAATGTAAAGAAGAAATAAAAAAAAAAATAAATGAAAAGTAAAGGACTAGGAGATACAGTAGATAAAATCACTACCAAAACAGGAATCAAGAAAGCTGTTAAAAAAGTATTTGGAGATGACTGCGGATGTGAAGAAAGAAGACACAAGCTAAATAGGTTATTCCCTTATAAAACAAAAGAGTGCTTAACAGAAGAAGAATATTTATGGTGTGATGATTACTTCAACACATACCGGTCAGTTATATCGAGAGATGAACAAACCATGATGCTATCTATTTTCAATAGAGTGTTCAATGAAAGAAAACAACCTTCATCCTGTGGTTCATGCGTAAAAGACTTATACAATACAATTAATAAACTATACAAAGAATATGCGAAAAGTGCGAAAGATAATAGAAGTAAAGCTAAGAGAGTATCTAAAACAACAAGAAAAGGAAACAAAAAATGAAGAAACAAAACTACAACATAGCAAATGACTTAAGTCTACTATGTGCAATATATCCAAATGATGCAGACCTTGGTTTAAAAATTAGAACACATTATGGAAAAAGAAAGAAGAAAGAAACTGAGGAAGATTAGAAAAAGAATCATCAAAAGAACATTTATCAAACTAATGATAGGAACACTTGAAAAGCATTAAAATAATATCAAGGGTTAAGGATGGTAAGCTTATTCTAAACACTGAAAGGATTGCAACAGCTCTAAAACAGTTTGAAGGCAAAAGAGTTGAAATAGTACTTAGAAAAGATAATTACTATCGTAGCAACCAACAGAATGCTTATTACTTCGCTGTGATAGTTCCACTAACAATAGAAGCTATTAAAAACGAATGGGGAGAAACTTGGGGAGTAGAGAAAACACATAACATGTACAAGACAATGTTTCTATGTGAAGAAAAAGCTAATTACAGAACAGGAGAAATAATCAAGATACCTAAATCAACTACACAAAACACAACAATAGAACAAGAAGACTTTCACAATCAATGTAGAGAGTTTCTAAGAGAGTGGTTTAATGTAGAAGCACCTTTACCTAATGAAGAAATAATATTTGAATAAACAATAAACTTTCAATTATGGATGGTAGAAAAAACAATGGTGGAGCAAGACAAGGAGCTGGAAGGCCTAAGAAAGCAGATGAAGCTAAATTAATAGAAAGACTAGATAATATCATTAATCAAGATGAGGTTATCGAAAAGCTAAAAGAATTAATCCAAAAAGGAGATTTAAGAGCTATTTCTATTTATATGGATAGGAGATACGGCAAGCCAGTGGAAACTAAAGATATTAACGTAGATAGGGATTTACCATTATTTATAGATGAACTATAAAAGCACTACAACAGTTCTAAAACTTAGAAAGCTAGATTCAAGAACTAGAATTGTAAGAGGTGGAACATCTGCTGGCAAAACAATTGCAATACTTCTTATTCTTATATCGTATGCTTGCAACAATGACAACAAAGAAATTAGTGTAGTATCTGAATCAATACCTCATCTAAGAAGGGGAGCTTTAAAAGACTTCATTGCAATACTAAAAGCACTAAACAGATACAGAGAAAAAAAGTTCAATAGAAGTACTTTAAAATATCAATTCAGCAATGGTTCTTATATAGAGTTCTTTTCAACTGACCAACCTGACAAATTAAGAGGAGCAAGAAGAACTGACCTTTACATCAATGAGTGTAATAATGTTCCATTTGATGCCTACCAACAGCTTGCAATAAGAACCTCTGGAAACATTTGGCTTGACTACAATCCAACATCACTCTTTTGGGTAGACAAAGAATTAATAGGACAACCTGATACAGATTTTATTACACTTACTTACAAAGACAATGAATCACTGCCTGAATCAATAGTTAAAGAAATTGAAAAGGCAAAAGACAAAGCAAAGACTTCTAGCTATTGGAAAAACTGGTGGAGAGTTTATGGTTTAGGAGAAGTAGGACAATTAGAAGGTGCTTGCATTCCTGACTGGAAAGAAATAAAAGAAGTACCTAATGAAGCAAAGTTAGTAGGAGCAGGACTTGATTTTGGGTACACAGTAGATAGCACAAGTATTGTTAATCTATATAAGTACAATGATACTTACATATTTGATGAGGTGCTATACAGAACAGGAATGTTAAACAGGGATATTTCCAACTTCATTAAAAACAATAACATCAACTGCAACATATATGCAGATTCAGCAGAACCTAAATCAATAGCAGAAATAAGACTTAGCGGAATAGATGTATTTCCAGTTGCTAAAGGCCGCGATTCTATTGTATATGGTATTAACCTAATCAATCAGAACAAAGTATTTGTAACACATAGAAGCAAGAACTTAAAAAAGGAATTAGAAGGTTATGTATGGATGAAAGATAAACAAGGCAACACACTACAAAAACCAAATCCATTAACAGGAGACCATGCTATTGATGCAGCTAGATATGTTATGATGATGGTTTTAGAAAACCCGAACAGAGGTAACTACTATTTATATTGAGCAATACACAACTATATAAAGGAGATTGCTTAGAAGCAATGAAAACAATACAAGACAAAAGTATTGATGCTATTATAACAGACCCACCTTACGGAACTACTGCTTGTAAGTGGGATAGTGTTATTGACTTTAATTTAATGTGGAAACAACTAAACAGAATTATTAAAGATAATGGAGCTATAGTTTTATTTGGCTCTGAGCCTTTTAGTAGTGCTTTAAGAATGAGTAATATTAAGAATTATAAGTATGATTGGGTTTGGGATAAGAAAATTGGGGGAAACAGCATGCTTGTAAAACACCAACCGCATAGAGTTGTTGAGAATGTTATGGTTTTTAACAAACATAATTACTACCCTATAATGGAAGAAAGAGGCAAACCAGTTTTTAAGAACAACAAAAACAAAGCAACTTATAAAAGTGCAAACAATCATAACAACAATGCCGAAAGAGTTAAAAATAACATATATTATCCAAAAAGCATTATAAGTATTTACAACAGTAGAAGAGGCAAGCAACACCCCACACAAAAACCAGTAGCCCTAATGGAGTACCTAATCAAAACCTACACAAACAAAAACGAAACGGTTTTAGATTTCACAATGGGTTCTGGTACAACAGGAGTAGCTTGCAAAAACCTTAACAGAAACTTTATAGGAATAGAACAAGACGAAAAATATTTTAGTATAGCAACAGATAGAATAAAAGCAGTAGAATATAAATTGTTTTAAAACCTGTATATCAATTTAACTATTAAAACGGATTAATAATAATGAAGCTCGAAATAACTATACCTGAAAAGCTAAATGAAATAACACTTGGACAATACCAGCAGTGGCTAAAGGTTGCAGAAGGAAAAGAGATAACTCCATTCTTACAGCAAAAGATGATTGAAATATTTTGCAATGTAACCTTAAAGCAAGTGCTAATGATTAAAGCAAGTGATGTTGATGCTATCACTAACGACATAGCAAAAGTATTTGAAGAAAAACCTAAGCTGGTAACAATGTTTAAACTGGATGAAATAGAATTTGGATTTATACCTAAGCTAGATGAAATGAGCTTTGGAGAATATATTGACTTAGACTCTTATCTCCCTAATTGGGAGACAATGCACAAAGCAATGACTGTTCTATTTAGGCCTGTTACATACAAGAAAAAAGAAAAGTATTTAATAAGTGATTATGAAGGTTCAGGCAAATACGATTTAAGGAACATGACTTTAGATGTTGTTTTTGGCTCAGTTGTTTTTTTTTGGAATTTAAGAAACGAATTACAGAAACATATACTGAACTATTTGGCGAATCAGAAGGAAGTAACCATCTCTCAAAAACTCAAGGATTTGCTCAAAAATGGGGATGGTATCAATCTATTTACGGACTGGCCAATGGAGACATTAGAAAACTAGATGAGGTTGTTAAGCTAAGATTGCATCAATGCTTACAGCACTTATCATTTGAAAAAGACAAATACGAACTAGAAGCACACATGATAAAAGCTAACAGTAAGAAATGACAAGGCAAGAAATATTAGAAGAAATAATGGATAGGGATTTATTCCAAAAGGATGAATACATAATTCTTGCTGATGGTTTTGAAGATGCTTTTTTAGGTGTTACTGCAACCAAACCTATTAAGGTTGTTTATGATTATTGGAAGTGTTTGGACTTAATAATAAAAAGAGATAACGCAGGATTTGACGAAGCTATGGACTGGCTGGAAGAATTTATAGAAGAAGAACTAGGTCAGCACGCACCACTATATATAAAACAAATACAATGAAAAGTTTTTACAAAGTAATAGACACTATCAGAGATGTTGTTAATACAGAACCTTTTAACAGCACAGTAACATTTGGAGATATATCTGATATTGATTTAAAGAAACAAAGCATATTCCCGCTTGCTCATATAATGGTTAATAATATGACTATTGAAGAAAATCATGTCTCATTTAATGTTACTCTATT